CATGTGTCTTAATGAGTCACTCTGTGAAAACCGCCGAAACGGCGTGCTCGCCGCCTCTGGTCGCGAGCGGCTCCTGGCAAGTCGTTGCCCTAGAGATTTCTCCACTTGCCGCCGCCGGCTCCACCCTCGGTGGCCTAGTGGGCTCTAACACGGGGCTCATCGGCTGATGAAACTGGAACGCCGTCCTGAGAACGCGGTCAACTGGCCCCGCGCCGTGCAGAGCAGTGTAGCCATTCTCGGCGCACTGAGCTTCGGCGCTCTGGCGTATGGCTATGGGTACGGCGTGTCGGGTGGACGAGCGGAGACGTATCCGCAGGTGGCAGCAGTAGCAGGTCTTGATACCCTGTACCCGAACCGGCCAGTTGGCACAACGTTGATTTATCACAGTCCCGGTACGAAGACGTTTGAGGCCGATGGGTGGACGATCAGCACTAACCCATCTGGCAACGGCACGGGGTTCTGGGACAGCCTTGTGGTGGCAACGGATACAACATCTGTATCATCACCGATCAACGCCGCAACAGTGCTGCAATTCACGCACATGGACTCCACCAGTGCTAACGCGATTGGCAACGCTAATTGGAGCAGCTACTCAGGAATGGCAAAGTTGGATTCTTTGAACGCCGCGAACGGGGGTTATTCGTCCGCGACAGCGGATACAGTGTATATGTCCATGCACATCTATCTTGACACCGCTGACATCCAACTGCACGGACAAAAGGTGGCTCCGGGGTATTTGGGTATCGATGGTATTGGTAGCAACATTTTGTTCCTGACTTGGGAAACAAACGGAAATATGCGTTGGCAACAGCAGGGGGGTCGCACTTGTGACGGCAGCGGAACCCTAGCGACGAATGCGTGGCTGCCTCGGGCCGATGCTTGGAATCAAGTAGAGGTGCTTTTCTGGGCTGGGTCTGGGGCTGGCACTGCGGATGGTGGTTTTCAGGTATGGATGAATGGAGACTTTATTGCGACAAAGACCGACCTCACGACGGGCTGTGATGGCTCTGGTCCAGACTTTGACGCGGTAGAGTTCTACCATAACTCGGACGCTGGGGCGCAGCCTCGGCACCAGTATTTGATCGGTGACTTCTATATGTCGGGGAATGACTGATGGCTTTATCAACTCCGTCTTACATAAGCGAGACAACCTCAACGTCCGCGTCTACCTCTGTCACAACCGCCAGCTTCACGCCCACTGCTAACGCCCTCGTACTCATCTCAATCGGACTTGGCACGTTCACGTCCGACCCCGGCACAATTTCTGTTAGCAGCGACACGTTCGGCGCGGGTATGGGCGCATGGACTTCTATCGGGCAAGCGAACGTCAGCGGTTCAAATCCTTGGCGTGTAGCCGTCTTCTGGGCTATCGCGGGTGCTTCCCCCGGATCGGGCACGGTCACGCTCGGTTGGTCGGTTAACGCGGCACGCCAGTCACTTCATGTGTGGGAAGTTGCGTCGGGTTACGACTCGACCACCCCGATCGTGGTGGCGTCTGTGGGCACGAATACGTTTACCGGGGCCAGTGGCAGCGGCACTCTTGATGTTACGCTCGGCTCCACCCCTGCGGCGACGTCTCTCGCCTGTGGTACGATTGTGTCGTCAGGTGATGGTGCTGGCATTACCCCCGGTACAGGATTCACAGAGCTTCGCGAAACAGACTCTGGTGGCTCGCCGTCCGGAACCCTCCAGACAGAATACGATGCGACTCCAGTAGACACTTCGGTTGACTGGAGTGACCTCGCCTTGGAGGGCGCGGGGGTTGCATTTGAGATTCAGGAAGCAGCCGCCTCCGGTGGTGGTATGCAGCTAGTCGGTGGCGCGGGACTCGTAGGATCAAATGGATAACATACGCTGGACAACAAAAAACAGGAGATAGGAGATGCTTAACCTTGGTGTAGTCCAGCAGGACTCAACCATTTACGTGCCGGTCCCAACGCGGGGTGCTGACGGTGGCAATGTTGCGCCTTCTGGCACAATCACGCAGGCCGATTTCACGATCACTTATGTGACTGCCGCAAGCTCTACCGTGCTGACTCTGGACGCGAGTACTATCACATGGTCCGCATCCCTCGACAGCATCGACGGTAAGAACCGCGTAAGTGTGGACCTGTCGAACGATACGGACCTCCAGAATGCTGGCGGCTTCTACGAGCTATGGTGGGAATCGGACGCGACGGTTGACTCTATCACGCCGGTCGAGTGCCTTGCGGTCTGGACGGTGGAAACGGACAGCCAGAAGGCCGCTCGGACGTTGCAGTCTACCGCCTACATTACCGAAATCCTTGGGACGCAGACAGGCGTAACGGATGGGACAGGGCTCAACCTCTCGGCGCAGATTGACGCCCAGACTCCTGACGATGCGCTGATTGGCACGGTCTGGCTCGTGCAGGACGCTACGGACGGTCGGAGCGAGGAAGTGGTCGTGACTGACTATGCCTCGTCGGGGACACTCGCCACAATTGCTACTCTGGGCGACGGTGGTGCGTTGAGCTTTACGCCGGTTGCGGGTGACTCGGCATGGCGCGTGGGTATCGTGGATCGCGCCTACACGGCCTCCGCAGCGGCACTTGCTACGGTGGACGCAAACGTGGACACGCTGGTGAGTCCTTACATTACTGGCACTGCGACTCTTACACCTACTGTACAGACAATGAGTTCAGATCTTACAGGTTATTTAGATGAGGAGTTGATTAGTCGGACAATTGTATGGACAAGCGGTACAGCATCCGGGCAGGCTGCTAGAATCGTAGATTATCTTGCATCAAATGGAACGGTTGTTTTTACGACAATTAAAACCGCACCGGTTTCTGGCGACACGTTCGTTATTGTGTAATGGGTCCATTAGTTCATAAGTATACGGGCGTTGCGCTGCCAACCGTTGTCCCTTCGGGTGTAGTAGAACAAGAGCAACCTGTTCGTTCCGGCCCGTATAGTACATCGGGTGCTCCCGGAGGAATGTCTCAGTCAATTACGTTTGGCTCGAATCCGGGTGAAGTGACTGGTGTGCGTGTAGAAATGTCTAACAATTTCTTCCCTACACCGTCGTCGTTCTACTTTGGACTGGTTCGTTTTGCATTTTACGAAGATTTGTCTGATAGCCCTACGGGGCCACCACTCGTTACATCTCCATTCTATAATGCTAGTTATCTCAACAGTGGTCCTGTTACAAGTTTCTATCCTGTTTTTTCGGGGTGGACGCCAACAGCTTTTACAAAATATGTATTAGTAGCAGAGTTTTACGATAATTTTGATTATCCGATCCAAGGTATTGGGTTTGGTATAAACAATGCTGGTGGCTACGCGGATGGAGTTTTTAAGTCACGTAACGATCCCTTCGGGCCTATATACACATCGCAGATTGATATTGGCACTGGGTTTACCTCGGTGGGGAGTAATGATCTTACATTTGCTGTTTACGCCACTGAGCCTGCACCTCCTGTTACAGAAGATCCCATTACATCAATTGATAGTAGCTCGCTTGCAGTTGTCACTATCTCAAATCTTTTGTCTACAGACGAAACAAATGCACTTAAGATTGATGTATCTCAGCTTGAGCCAGAGCCCGGAACTGGCAGGCCGGTAAGAGAGGTCTACATTGAGCGCATCAAAGCAATTACTTCTGGTGTAGATGTAGATATTTTGTGGGATGCTACGTCACCAGAGCACTGTTTGTCCATCAGTGGCGATTCTGGCATTGATTGGGACTTCCGGGCAGTGGGTCCGCTTACAAACAACGCGGGTGCCGGAAAGACGGGCAACATCCTATTCAGTACAAATGGCGCAACGACGGGATCGTCGTACTCTGTCACACTTGTAATGCGAAAAAAATATTAACTGAAGGTGAAAAATGGCTGACGCGGTAACAACACAAATCATTCACGACGGCGACCGTCAAGTCGTTATGAAGTTTACAAACATTTCTGACGGAACAGGCGAAGCTGCCGTGCAGAAAGTAGATGTATCTACGCTTCAGCCCGAAAGTCGTACACAGCGTGTATGCACTGAGGTTGCCATTAGTCGTATTTATTACGACCTGTCTGGGATGTCAGTAGACATTTTGTGGGATGCTACTGTTGACGCTCTTTGCGTGAGCCTGAGTAGTCAGGGTGTGTTTGACTTCAGGGATACTGGTCCGCTTACAAACAATGCAGGGGCCGGCGTTACGGGTGACATCAACTTTACTACGACAGGTGCCGACTTGGATGACCGCTACTTTGTCATGCTTGTCATGGATAAAAAGTACGTCTAATGCCGGTAAAGCCCGTCAACTTGTGGGGGTCTCTTGTTGGGCCGACACCCAGCTTCTATGACTACATACATAGAGGTTCGGCTGGGGCTACGTTGCTAACCGTCATTGAAGAAATTCTGACGGGCGAAGGATTTACTTTTTACTTCCAAGAATCAACAGGCAGTAGCGTTGCAATAGACTCTGGTCCTAACTCATATGATGCAGACTACCAGAACGAAGGGCTGACTGTAGAGGGGCTGACGCAGCTAGGCAGGTCGCCATTTAATAGCACGTTTACATCCAGTGCTAATCGCTCGGGTGCGGGAAATCTTTCTGTGGTAATACCTACTTCAGATTTAATTCCTGCTGCCGATGTCAAGCCTCGTGGACCCGGAACATTTATCTCAGCCTACACCCATGACCAGATTGACGGCGGTGCAGAACTTCTTCGGTTCAGGGCTGGCGGTGAACAGGGTTTGCAGTTTGATGTTAATAACTCGCAATTTATTTCGCGAAACAATGACGGCAATACGTTATCTCTTTTTAACAGGTTTACTAAACACAAAGGCAGCCTTGTCCGCTTGGCGGTCTTTACGGTCAATGGCAGTGGCGATGTTGTTGTCTACCTAGATGGAGAAGAGGCTGGCACTGCATCAGGTTGGTCAACGACTGCGTGGACCGGAAGCAACCTTGGTGTCGAAATGTTTGGCACAGGCGGGGGCGACGGCAAGTTCCAAAACATCACTTGGATTACTGATTATATAGCAGATCAAGCAAAGGTAACTGAGTTGTGGGAAGCCTTTTTGCAAAAAGAGGTTGACCCGCGAGCCACATTTAATCCTACAAAACTCACCGAAATACCTATACTAAATTACCCTCAACAGGTTTTGTTTTACCATGCCTTCGAGGGTGATTCTACTACGATCAACGGTACAATAGTTGACTATTCATTTGACGGATCAAACCCGACATTTGATGCAAGGGCTTTGTTTTATACTGGCGCAAACGGGTATATAACAAACAATGGAAACTTGGTGCTGGCTGAGCCAAGGCTAGGCCCTTTTAGTAGTGTTTCTGGTGTGTATTCAGGGAATGTCGGGTCTAGTGAGCGACATCGATTTACTGTTGTGGGACATGGAGCAAATTCTAGCGACAGACTAACTCTTACTAATGTCGTAACAGATCCCGGAGGCACCCCACTCACAAACTATGAGGGCAAGGCGTACAGTATTACGGTAGTAGACTCGGACACTGTTGAGATTAGCGAGTTTTTCGGCACAACGAGCAACATGCTTGCAACGTTAAACTTTAACGCTAGACATACCGATAAGTTTGCTGCCGTCATAGATACAGGTGAAACAGATCTCATAATCGACATGGTTCTGGACACGAATTATGGCACAGGATCTGAGGCCGGTGGCGGCGCTGTTATTCGGTATGTGGACGAAAACAATTACTACAGAGTTTATTGTAGTAGCACTAGGTATGAGTTGTACGAATGTGTTGCTGGCACAGAAACTCGTGTTGGATTTGCCAACGCTTCTGGCAGCACCGATACAAACCTTTTGAGGTTTCGTATTCGAGTCGTAGGTGACAAAATGACCTTAGACAATTGGAACTATAAATATGAAATTGGTACGAGTGTCAATGAATCACCAAAAGGATTCAATTCGTACACAATGACAAATTTTTTGACGGCTACTAAATGCGGGCCTTCATTCGACTCGACCGGGACCTACCCAGATATTATTACTAGCACTGTAAAATACTTTACCGTGTTGAAGCCGATGGGGTTGTAATATGATTCATCTTGGAACCGTTGACTTTGGCTCAACGCTTTATATTCCCATTAGCACCAACACTGGTTCTGGCGGCACTATTGGGTTCGACACAACGCCTGTGGTTGGCGACTTTGAAGTTTACAAAAACGGCACAACCGCCAGAGCCGACAATACTGGATACGCCTTTAACGAAGCAATTAATAGTAGCACAGGACTGCATGTATTTACTATTGATATGACATCCAATCCTGCATCTTTTTGGGAGCTTGGTGAAAAATATCTTGTAGGGTTTACACCCACCGCCACCGTTGACGGGGAAACCGTAGAGGCTTGGGTTGCAGAGTTTACAATTGAAACATCAGAAGAACAAAAACTTAAAGCCTCTGCTGCCGGTATCCTTACTGGACTAGCGAGCGGTACACCGACAACAACATCAAACGATTCCGACCTGTCCGGGTTTGAAGATGACGAGCTAATTGGAAGAACAATTGTATTTACTGCTGGCACTGCTCAAGGATGCGCCGCTGTTATTACTGATTACACTAGCGTAAATGGTGTGATAAGCTACAGTGAAGGTATTGCTACAGCCTCTGTGTCTGGCGACACCTTTATTATTGTCTAGGGGTATACATGGCTACTTCTGGAACATCTGTATTTGACCTAGATCTTTCTGAGATCGTAGAAGAGGCATTCGACCGTTGTGGGCTGAAGCTCCGCACCGGATACGATATGAAGACTGCTATTCGGTCTTTGAATCTTTTGACAATTGAGTGGTCAAATAGGGGCACAAACTTTTGGACCGTCGAACAGGGCACTGCTACGGCCACAGGCGGCGTGGCCACGGTAACGCTTCCTGCTGACACAGTAGACCTTATTGAATACTGGATTCGTACCGGCTCCGGCCAGACCCAGAATGACCTGAGCCTGTCGCGTATTAGTGTCTCTCAGTACTCAAACCTGCCCAACAAAAACTCTACGGGTCGCCCTGTAAATATTTTTGTAGACAAACAAAAAGACGCTCCGGTCGCGTACCTGTGGCCGGTACCGGACCAAGACTACACGTTTGTTTACCAGAGGTTGCGTAGGATTGAAGATGCTGGTGACTCCGGGGAACTGACCGCAGACACCCCATTTCGCTTTCTGCCGTGCCTCGTGGCGGGTCTGGCATACCAGATCAGCATGAAGTACCCAGAGGCCGCACAACGCTCTCCAATGCTCAAGGCAGAGTATGAAGCACAGTGGGACCTCGCGCAGTCTCAGGATCGCGACAGGTCTTCTCTGCGTCTCGTACCGGGAGGGTACCGTGTCTAGTATTACTTCTGGGAAATACGCATACGGTTTCTGTGATCGTACAGGTTTTCGCTATAAGCTGTCCGACCTGAAACCAGAGTATGTAGCAGGAGTCAAAACAGGTCTTATGGTGGGGAAAGATGTGTGGGACTCGGACCATCCACAGAATTTTCTGGGCAAGATGGGAGATTACACCGACCCACAGGCACTGGAAAACCCACGGCCTGACACAGCCCAAGACGAAAGCAGAAAGCTGTCTGCCTTTGATCCGGTAGGTAACGGCAATGCTGGGTCTTATGGCAACCTTGTAGCGTTTAGTGGATCTGGCAGGGTTAGCGTGGTGATTACATGAACTACTCAGAGCTAAACCAGACGATTCAGGACTACTGCGAAAACGATGAAGCATCGTTTGTCAGGAATGTCCCGAACTTCGTCAAGATTGCAGAGAACAGGATCTATCGAACAGTAAACCTTCCTGTGAATTACAGGTGTCAGATGGGACAAATGACACTTGGAAATAAATTTTTGACGCTACCCACAGATTTTCTTGTGCCGTCCCACATTCAGATCGACGTATCTGGATCATGGGAGAATCTCTTGGTGCGTGAGCCGGGGTTTATTCGGCAGACGTACCCGAACGACACCACCACAGGTCAGCCGAAATACTTTGCAGTGTATGACTCCGACACCATGCTGATCGGGCCTACACCTGATGCAAGCTATGATACGGAGATCTACTACTACTACCTACCCGAAACAATCGTTACAGCAGGTACATCATGGCTTGGCACGTTTGCCGAAGAGGCCATTCTCTATGGCAGCTTGGTTGAAGCGTACACTTACATGAAGGGTGACGCAGACATGATTACGCTGTACAGAGACAGGTACAACGAGGCGATGGCTCCGCTTAAAGCGCAGTCAGAAGGCCGCACAACGACCGACGAGTATCGCAGCGACCGCATTCTTTCGCCGCGAGGCTAGGAGTTTTTATGGCGATCACACAAGGACTATGCAACTCATTCAAGAAAGAACTTCTTGAGGGTCTGCACAACTTCACCACCGCTGGCGATACAATCAAAATTGCCCTGTACACTGATGCAGCAAACCTTGATTCTACAACGACAGTGTATACGACATCAGGCGAGGTGAGCGATGCAGGTACGAACTACACGGCGGGCGGAGAAACACTCACAAAAGTTGACCCATCGCTCAGTGGAACAACGGCTATTACCGACTTTGCCGACGCAACGTGGGCTTCAGCAACTTTTACGGCTCGGGGTGCGCTTATCTACAACTCCACCCAAGCAAACAGAGCCATAATGGTTCTCGACTTTGGTGCAGATAAAACCGTAGTCACAGGAAATTTTACGATCACGTTCCCTGACGCCGACGCTACTAATGCCATTATCAGGATTGCGTAATGTCTAGGGCTACACGCTATGCACAGGTTTTGGTTCCGTTTAACGCACTGCGTGACCACCAAATTTCAGACTCTGTTGCTGTCACATCTACTGGCATGCTTGCACAGCAGGGTGATGCGGCACCGAAGGGTTGGTTTTTGTGCGATCAGTCACAGACCCCTGCGTGGGCGTCTTGTAACACCAGCCAGACACCCGGATGGGTGGCTGTCGATGACTCTCAATAATTATGGGCACCACATTTAATAACGACCTTCGACTCACTGAAATTGTAAGTGGCACGGAAGAGGGTAATTGGGGAAACCTGACTAACACCAACATGCAGTTGCTTGGTGAAGCGTTTGGGTATGGCGAAGAAGAGATTACTGATGGGGCAACAGCTACAATCACCCTGCAAGATGGTGTTGCTGACGCTGCGCGATCTTTCTATCTGAAGATTACTTCAGATGTTTCAATGACCCAGATTTGTACAATTACAATCGGGCCAAACTCTTCTTCTCGTGTCATGTTTATTGAAAATGGCACAACCGCTGGTTTCGATATTGTTATTTCGCAGGGCTCTGGGTCGAATGTTACGATCCCAAACGGCGAAGCCAAGATGGTTTACATGGACGGCGTGGGTGCAGGTGCCGCCGTCGTAGACGCCATGGCTGCGATCAAGGTTTTGTCCACCAGACAGCCAGACCATGTGTATGCTGCCACGGTTACGGGACTAACCGCATCCGGTGGCAATGTAGATATTGATTGGAGTCAGGGTAACATCGTCAGGATTACCAATGATGCAGCGGCAACATTTAACGCTCCAACGAATCCTGCGGATGGTGGCAATTATCTGATTATCGTAGAGACAACGACCGGGGCTCAGGCGTCTTGGACTTGGCCTTCAAGTTTTAAGTGGCGCAACAACGCGGCACCCACCCTGACAACATCAACTGGCGGGGAAAAGGACGTAATCACGCTGATTTACGATGCTACTGATAGTGTGTATCTGGCATCGTACACACTTAATCATCCAGCGTAACATGACGTTTTGTGGTTACCACGGCTCGACTGACGCAGTCGATGTGTTTACTGGGTTTATAAGGCCC